AAGTTCCAGATCATCTAAATTTGAGATCACTTATAGTTGACAGTTTAACAAAATATTCAAATAATGTTGAGATGAATAAGTTTGGTGGTAGATTTAAATATAGTAAAATTAACCAATTAATTGATAGAGTTCATGAAGGTATTACTTCTAATATCACAAAAGTAATCATTAGAAGAGACTTGAAGGCATCTTTAGATACATTTGCACAATATGAATTGTGTTTTGGTAATCGCTTCCATATAAATCCTGAAGGATTTAATATTAAGAGTACTGGATTTACTATTTCTGGATCAAGCAAGACAGTTTATATTACAGATGTTCCAAATAAAAAAGCAGATGGTTCATTAGATGGTACTAATATGGGTACATTAAGTGTCGTAAGTACTAATGAAAGGAATGAACAGAATGTTATTCAAAAGGAAGTTGGAACTGTTGATTATAAAAAAGGTGAAATAATATTACATACAATTAATATTACATCAACAATGGCAGCAAATAATATTGTTGAGATTCAGGCATTCCCAGAATCAAATGATGTTATTGGATTCAAAGATTTATATCTCTCATTTGACGTTTCAAATACTACGATAAATATGGTAAGAGACGTAATTGCTTCTGGAGAAGATGTATCAGGCGTTGTATTTGCAAGAGATTACTACACATCAAGTTACTCAAATGGGGTGCTAGAGAGGATATAAAATATGTCGCAAATTGAAAAAAGAATAGAAGTCAACAGAATTATTGAGAATCAGTTACCAGAGTTTGTGGTATCTGAATTTCCTAAAGCTGCTGAGTTTCTAAAACAATACTACATTTCACAGGAGTATCAAGGTGGTCCTATTGATTTAACCACCAATTTAGATCGTTATCTTAAAGTTGATAATCTAGTACCAGAAGTTATTACTGGTTCTACAATATTAACTGCAGATATAACATCTTCAGAAACTGGTATTGGTGTATCATCAACAAAAGGATTTCCTTCGGAATATGGTCTTTTAAAGATTGGCGATGAAATAATTACATATACTGGTATTACAACTAACTCATTCACTGGTTGTGTACGTGGATTTAGTGGTGTAACTGGATATAATGTAGGTGTTACCTCATCTTTAATAGAAGTTAATAACCAAAAGTTAGTATTTGAAGATACTTCTGCAGAATCACATAAGGAAGATGCAACAGTTACTAACCTTAGTGTATTATTTTTACAAGAATTTTATAAGAAGACTAAGAGAACATTCTTGCCTGGATTGGAAGATAATACATTCCATTCTGATATTGATGTAGGTAATTTTGTAAAATTTGCCAGATCCTTTTATCAATCAAAAGGTATTGAAGAATCACTTAAAATATTATTTAAAGTATTATACGGAGTTAATCCAAAGGTTACTGATTTAGAAGAAAGATTAATAAAACCATCTTCTGCAGAATATATTCGTAGAGAAGTTGTAGTTGCTGAAAATGTAAGTACATACGACCCATTAAAACTTGTTGGTCAAACCATATTCAAGTCTACTGATACTGGTACTAGTGCATCAGTTTCTGAAGTAGAGATATTAAACAGAAAAGGAAAGACATATTATAAAATTTCATTATTTGTAGGATTTAGTGATAGGGATGGTATTGAAGGTGTATTTACTATTCCTGGTAAAACCAAGGTATTAGAATCAACTCCAGTAGGATTTTCAACTATAACAGTAGACTCTACAGTTGGATTCGGTACTACTGGTACAGTTGTTAGTGGTGATAATATTATTAGTTACACTTCAAAGAGTATAAATCAATTCTTTGGATGCACTGGTATTAATAATACTATTACAACTGCGGATGACATAAGATCTCAAGAAGTTGTCTATGGTTTTGAAGATGGTGATTTATCTAAAAAGGTTCAATTAAGAATTACTGGTGTTATTTCTGGTTTTGAACCAATATCTAATGTCAATATGGTAAAGGAGGGTGAAAAGATATATGTAAAGAATGTTGGGGAAAAAATTGCTAATCCAACATCAAATCAAACTTATAAGGAAATTTTTGCTAATTCTTGGATTTATAATACAAGTTCTAGATATTTGGTAAAGGAATATAATGGTAGATTTGTTTTAGATAGTAAAATTGACAAATCAAGTTTAAAGGTAGGAGATTCTTTTGCTGTATTAAAAAGAGGATCTCAAGTTAATGAAAGAGTATTTGATATTGCTGATGTTGATTTAAATAACAATTCAATTGGTGTTAGTGGTTTAAGTGGTTGGACAGCTGATCCTAATCAATACTATGATATTAGAAGAGTTGTAAATAAGGCAACAAGTTCAGGAATTGAATTAACTGAAGGTGATAATTCTATATTATCTGATGTATTAAATGTTTATACTGAAGGTTCTTCAGAAGGATATGTAGCATCAAACTCATTACCAAATTATGATATAGTAAAAAATATTACATCAGAAACTTTATCTGAGGCAAATACTAATAAGAATAGTGGAAATTTTAATCTTCATGAATCTAATGCGTTTGATCAATATGGTGTAATTGCATTTGATGTACCAGCAAATACAGATATCGATTTTATTCAAGGTGATGCAGTAATTTATACTTCTGGTATTTCTACAATACCATTATTGGGTCTTCAAAATGGTGGATTATATTATCTTGATGTTCTTCCTGCAGTAGGAAGTGCAGGTATAAATTCAGTAAGATTATATAAGTCTAGAGCAGAAATTGGAGGATCTGATACAAACATTAAGGTAGGACTTCAAACATCTACATTAACAACTCATACATTTACTTTAGCAGATCATTATAATAAGAAATTAGGAGCATCTAAGATACTTAGAAAATTCCCATTATCGCAGAATTTATATAAAGCTAAAGAGACTGAAAGACCAACAAATAATATTGGAGTATTAGTAGATGGAGTTCAAGTATATTCTCCTGTATCTAATGATGTAATTTACTATGGACCACTTGCGTCTGTAGACGTTTACAATGGTGGTGAAGGTTATGATGTTATAAATCCACCTAAAGTTATTGTTGAAGATAGTGTAGGGGCAGGAACAACTGCATTAGTGGACCCTATTTTAAGTGGTACGGTTAAAGAAGTATTAGTTGATCCTCAAGATTTTGATATTGAAAAAGTTAATAGTATATCTTTAACAGGTGGAAATGGTTCTGGTTGTCTTCTTGAACCTATTCTTGGACCAAGATTTAGGGAACTTGAATTTGATAGTAGAGATGTATTCTTTAATGGTGGTATTTCTATTGCAGAAGAAACAATTACGTTTACTGGATTGCATAATTTAGAAAATGGTGAAGTAATATACTATAATAGTAATGGAAATCAGGCAATAGGAATAGGTAATGCTTATGATCTTAGCAATACAATAACTGGAACACTTTCTGATGGTGCACCATATTATGTAAGAGTTGTTAACTCTAGAACTGTAAGATTGTTTAATAAGGTTACAGATGCTCTTGTAGGAACTGCTGGAATTAATACAGTTGGTTTATCAACAGATACAAGTGCAAGTGGTGTTCATAAGTTTAGAACTAAGTCTAAAAACACACTTAGAAGTATAAATGTTATTGAATCTGGTTCTGGATATCAATATAGAAATTTAAAAGTACAACCATCACAAGTATCGACTGCTTTTGATTCAATCAATTATAAAGATCATGGATTTAATGATGGTGATGTAGTTGAATATTCATCATCAGGAATAATTTCTGGTTTAAGTACCACAAATTCATATAAAGTTATTAAAATAGATGATGATTCATTCAAACTTGCAAATGCAGGTGTAGGTGGAACATCGACATATGATTATAATAGAGGTAAGTATGTAAATTTAAATTCTACAGGTACTGGATATCAGACATTTAAGTATCCTGATATTAAAGTTAATGTAGATGTTTCTTACGGATCAACCGTAACAGGTACTTTTAACTTCACTCCAATAGTTACAGGTGAACTTATTGGATCATATTTGTATGAAAAAGGAACAGATTATGGATCAACTATATTAAATCATCAGAAAAATCCTAATGTTAATATTCAAACTGGTAAAGATGGTGCAATAAGATGTTTAGTTGTTGATGGTAAGATTGGAAGTGTTACTGTAACTAATAAAGGTGAACAGTATTATTCAACACCTGAATTAGAAGTAGAAGGAGATGGTAGTGGTGCTCTTCTTAGACCTGTTATAACGGATGGTAAATTAACTGATGTTATTATAATTAATGCTGGAATTGGATATAGTACAGCAAATACAAATGTATATGTATCTTCTAGAGGTATAAATGGATATTTAGAGTCTCGTGTTAGGGATTTAACCCTCAATAATATTAAGGATGAAGGAACTGATTATGATTATTTGGATTCAACAGGAACTGAATTCTCATATAATATTATTGGATATAATCAAGATTTAGCATCACATTTCTTAGAAGATTTTGAAAAAGATGCAACTACTGGAGAATTTGTATCTGTAACAAATCATTCACCAATAATTGGATGGGCATATGATGGAAACCCAATTTATGGTCCTTTTGGATATGAAGATCCAAATGATATTAACTCTACAATTAGAATTTTAGATACTGGATATACTTTAGATTCTTCTAAAATTGAAAATAGACCATCTGGTTTTAATGCTGGTCAATTTGTTGAAGATTATGCTTATGACAATAGTGGGCAATTAGATATTCATAATGGTAGATTCTGTAAGACACCAGATTTTCCAAATGGAATATATGCATATTTTGCTGGTATTACCACTAGTACATCTACTAATAAATTAATACCAAAATTCCCATATTTCATTGGAAGTAAATATAAATTCCCAGTTATAAATGATAACTTAGTATTAGATCAAGATTTTGATTTTAATTCTTCAAATTTATTAAGAAATACATTACCATATAAAGTTGGTGAAGAATTTGCGGAGAATGATTTTATAATTGAATCAAACGAATCAATAAGACAATTTTCAACTGTTGAATCTATTAATTCTGGTGAAGTTACAAATTTAAAAGTTTTAGATGGTGGTTCTAATTATAAAGTTGGAGATTTTACTGATTTTGATGATACTGGTACAAGTGGTGTCGGTTTCCAAGCACAAGTAGATGAAATTGTAGGTATTGGTGTTTCTAAAATTGAAACAGTATTAACTAGATTTGAGAATGCTGTATTTGAATGGAAAGATAGTCGTGAAGTAGTGGCAACTCATTTGCCATATATTGAATTAAATGACCAAGATAATGTTGTAATATCTGGATTAAGTACAAGTATTGTAAATCTAAGAGATTCATTTAAAGTTGGAGTAAGAACAGATACTATAAGTTTAGGTAAAACAATGGCAGTTAATAATAATGCTGCTGGTGTTATCGAAGACATTTATGTGAATAAGATTCCAGATACTGTTTCTATTGGTGGATCAATTAGAATTGGTTCTGAAGCAGCTAAAGTATTAAATGTATATGATTTAAACAAGGTTATACGAATTAGAAGATATAATACTGGAATTGCCCATACATATGGATCTAATATTGATGTATTGAATAATAGAATCACTATACCAGTAAAGACTGAAAAGTTTAATTCAAAAACGAATGATATTGTATATTTTAATGGACTTCAATCTGTTGGTGTTGGTGCAACATCAGGTAGTGGTATTACAAGAGATTATTTCATAGGAGAAACTAAAACACAGGTTCCTATTCCTACAAGAACAATATATCTACCAAATCATCCATTTGTTACTGGTCAAGCAGTAAGATTCTCTATGAATGCTGGTGCAACTCCGTTCACTGCAAGAGGTGGAGAGCATTCTACTACCTTTAACTTACCAAATGCAACAACTGCGTATAGTGATGTATTTGTAATTAATAAAGGTCAAAATTATATTGGATTAGTAACTCAAAGATCTTCTATAGGTAGTACAAGTGAGGGTGTTTATTTTAATGGTGGTGGAACATCATCAGGTATATCTTCTGGATTATATGCAATAACCTCACAGTTTACTCAAGTAACTGGTGATATTGATAGAATTACTTCTACAGTAACTACAAATGTTGCTGCAGCAGGTACAACAACTCATGGATTAGCAATCAATGATGTTGTTAAGATGAATGTAAAACCAAATCTATCTGTTGGATTTGGTAATAGTTCTCCAATATCAGTAAAATATAATTCTCAATACGAGAAATTATTGTTTAATCCCATCGAATTTGCTGCTGCTGATGTAGAAACAAATAGAATTGATATCAATAATCATGGTCTTAAAACTGGTGATAAGGTATTTTATGATGGAAGTGCTTCAGGATTAAGTACTGGATCATATTTTGTTCATGAAGTAAGTGATAGATATTTCCAATTAGGAGAAACTTATACCGATGTTACAGTTAATCCACCAAGAATTTTACCAATAACAGCATCTACAGGTGGTTCTGGTCAAACAATTGCTCTAATTAACCCTCAAATAAGTGTTGTTAAGAATTCTAAATTGACATTTGGAGTTTCTGATACATCATTATCTGGATATGACTTTAAAATATATTATGATGATGAATTTAAGAGTGAATATAATAGTGCTCAAGATACAAATAACTTTAATGTAACTGAATATGGAGTAGTTGGTCTTGGAACTAATGCTTCTGATCCAATTGGTGCTGCTATAACAGTATCTTATTCAAACGAGTCTCCTAAGATATTATATTATTCATTAACAAAGGGTGGATATATTAGTACTTCTGATAAGGAAGTTGTTAATGGATCAGAAATAAAATTTGTTGATAGTGCTTATAATGGAGAATTTAAAGTATTTGATATTACAAATGACACCTTTAAAATTTCACCAAGAAGAACTCCTGAATTTTTAACTTATGAAGCAAGAGATTGTGATGCTATTGAATATTCCACAAGATCTAAGAATGTTGTTGGTCCAATAAAAGATTTAAAAATTATATCTAAAGGATTTAATTATAAAGTTTTACCTGGATTTACATCAGTTACTAGTGTTAGAGGTAAAAATGCAAATATTGTAGCAATTTCAACTGCAGTTGGTAGTATTAAAGATGTTCGTATTGTGGATATTGGTTATGAATATGCTTCAGATAAAACTTTAAGTCCAGAAGCATCTATTTCACCTACTGTAAATATTGATAATCTTGATGTTATAGAATCAGTTGATGTTATTAGTGGTGGAAAAGAATATACTAGTCCACCAGACTTAGTACTTTTCAATTCTGTTGATAATAAAATAATCGATCAATCATCTTTAATTGCTAAAGTTCCAAATCAAACTATTTCTGAAGTTGAAATATTTGTACCGATTCAAGGATTAGAATCTACAAGTCATTCAATTATAGCAATTAATAATTCTAATGGTGTTGGAATACGCTCTATGGAGAGTAGTACTTCTGGATTAGTTACTTGTTTCTTGGATACTCCACTTAACGGATACTTCACTGCACCATTTACTACGGGAGATAAGGTATTTGTTGAGGGTATTCAACGTGAAGGTGAATCTGGAACTACTGTAGTTGGAGTAGGTACAACTGGAGGTCAAGGTGGTATTGGAACTGATGTATCAGTTACTGGTACTGGATTTAATTCAAAAGATTATAATTATCAATTCTTTGATGTTGTTGAATATTCAAATAGTAATCCAGCAGTTTTAAAGTTTAGTGTAGCAGGATTAACTACTAATCCAGGTTTTGCAAAGACTTTCCAATCTGGTTATGCATCATTAATTAATAAAAAGAATTATCCAATCTTAGAACCTGTTCAGGTTAGAGGTAGATTTGAACTTAGCGAACATTTAAGAGTTAATGATGTTGAAACAGATTTAATAATTGCTGAAGTTAGAGATGATTATAT